TTACAGACCCTTGCGGATGAACTTGATCGCGAACACTGCAACGATGGCGATCAAAACGGTTGTCGCGATTGCCACCGCGTCAGTTTGAATGTCGGCAACTGCGGTAGTGACAGCAGCAGGCACAGCAGCGAAAGCGGAAGAACCAACAGCCAGCAGGGAAGCAGGCACAACAACGCGGGAGAGTTTGTTCATGATGAACCTTTCAAAAGTTGATGAGAAATGGCACGAAGAAAACGCACCCATTAGCCCGAGGGGGCTAATAGTTGGGTTTTCAGTTACAGATAATCGACAAATTCAATAGCATGATTTGATGCGCGCCATGTTCCGTATTCACCATCATCATTGGGAATCTTGGAACGTTGCGCTTTGCCATACCAAAAGCGAGCACGAAGCACACAGGAAAGAATGTCATCTTTTTGGCCTACTTTTGAAGTGGAACGAAAAGCAAAACGAGATGGCGGTGTGAACTCGTCAGGCGCTGTGCAAACAACTTCATAATTGAAAAAACGCCGCCCATCCTGATCTGTTGCTGCATTGACAGATTCAACTTTGCACTTCACATAAAAACATTGCGAAGAGTCAGAATTGTCTTTTGTCCACTTTGCGAACTTTTCAACAATTGACAAATTTTTTGGAATGTCGGGAACTGGTGCACTCATCATGATTGACTTTCAGGTTATGCCGCAAGGCGAATGTGTGAGGGTGAAGGTAGCTCGTAAAAGTGGGGAATTGGACACGCGCCGAGCTTGATAACGCGGGTTTTCGGTTGGAACTGGATGACGTTTGACTTAACGGCAATGTCAACGCCATAGGGCAACAACTTTGCCCGGTAACGGTAAAGGGTGGCGCGACTGTATTTGGCAGTCAGATCATCGCCAGCTTGCCACATGCGATAGACGGCGAGCAATTTGGGGTCAAGGTGCGTCAGTTCGTCAACATCGGCAGAAGAACGAAAAAGAATTTCATTGCGCGATTCGAAATCGGATAATAGGCGGTTCATGTCGAAACCTCCGAGATATTGCAAATTGTGGTCAATGAGGAAGGTAGATTTATAAGTTGTCTCGAATCGGACAAGGCCGATTTCAACGGCCCATGAGGCAAGTTCGGAAAGATAGGGGCTAATAGGTTTGCAAAGATGAGGGCGCGCGCCCATGGCTTTTTTGGTGATGTGTTTAAACAGTTCAATGCCCTTGAGGTAGGCTTTGGAATAAACCTGACGAGAGCCGCGCCCGAAATCGACTGTTTCTCCGGTGCCATGTGTGCCTGTTTTCAGGCGTGAGGCTTGCTGACCGGACAGCCAGCGCATGAAGTGATGAGCATCATCGCGTGACCCGGTTGCATAGTTGCGCGTGACATCGAGGCGAGTAATCCGCGCCCCCGTCCATCCGGGTTTACCGTCTTTACCGAACTCACCACGCAGGCCACCAGTGAAAGGGGGCAGGCCGAGGGTTGCAAGGAGTGAGTTGATCCTGACGAGGCACTGACCCCATGTGTAGCCGAACACGTTATCGGTGCGCCCGAACTTGGAAACGTTGCCCTCAAACCAGACCGTACAACCATCACAGCGCACGAACACAGCGGATTGATGCGATCCCTCAATCCTGAGCTTTTTGAGCGTGGTACTTTCGTGTTGGCCTTCGGCATCAAGACGGATAAAACAACCATCGGACATACGGGGCAGACCTTCGCCGTGGCTCTGGTAGATGCTGACCCAATCAACGAACGTATGAGGTTCAAAATGTGTAGCGCCTGAATCGTCGCTTTTTGCCTGTTTTGTCTCATCCGTGAGACTAAGGTGACGTGTTACAGGTACGTCACCCCCAACAGCCAAAGACAAAGACCCGCAAAAATCAGTCACTTTTTGCCCCTGACTGATCCCACACGGAAGGGCCATGTGCTGCGAAGGTGCCGACCTCCCCCGCGCAGGTGCAACGACCATCCAGCCGTGAGCATTGCGTAGTCCGCGAGGAGTGAACATGCATCCGGCCACCGTCCACCAGATCGACTACCCATAAGTCGGTGCCGTCTGGAGCCGTCCACAGGTCGCGGATGACACCGCAGCGGGTATGCCGATAGCCAACGTCCCGAACCTGAACGAACTGCCGAGGGGCTTTCGTGCCGGGTTCGAAGTTGGTGATGTGCTTTGCCAAGGTGTAAGGCTCAGGAGAGCCGACAGGCGCAGGCGCAGCCATGACGAGAGCCGCAACGCTCATGATGTGCGCCGGGCTTGGTTGGACTGGTAGGAATCAGGGAGGACACGCTTACAGCAGCAGGCGACCCAAAAGCCGTAGGGGGCGCGAAACTGTTGGGCAAGGGCTAGAACCTTGGCTGGATGCTTTGGGGCTGCTGTGGGCTGTTTGAGAGCGTTTTGCATGGTTTCCCTGTTCGGCGTATGCTGTGCATATCATACTGGCAATATCAATCTGATATGCAGATCATATATCAAACTGAAATAGCCATGAAAACAGACATCGTTGAACTGATAGACCGGGCCAGCAAAGCAGCAGGCAGTGACAACAAACTAGCCAAGCTGATAGACGCAACGCAGCCAAATATCAGTGCATGGAGAGCAGGAACACGACCATGCCCACCCGCAGACGTTGCGCTGATGGCTGAATTGGCCGGGTTGAATGCCGATGAATGGGCACTACGCGCAGTGGCAGCGAAGTACGAAGGGACGCCCAAGGGGGACAAGCTGAAGCGAGCTTTAAAAGCCTTAACAGCGACTGGCGCGGTCGTGCTTTCGTCTGGAGCCAGCGCCGCGACTTTCGGGGCTAAAGTGGGCGCGTGGAGTGTTGAAATCTATCTACGATGTATAAACTGTTTAGTCAGAAAGCGATTTAAATCAACAGCTTACAGGCTGAAAGCATAGCACCTGAAAAGGTGCTTTTTTTTTGGCGTCTTTTTCCTTCGGAAAAACCGGGCTCTTGCCAAAGGTTGAGCCAACCTAAATTCCTCAAGCCGGGGCAATGCACGGCCCATGTGCAAGACGAGTCGGGGCGGTGCACGGCCTTTCGTGTTTGCTTCGCTGGTCTGCACTCGCCGCCGCAGGCGTTGACCGCCCTCGCTGCGCTCCGTCGGTCGCCGCCTGCTCTGGCTCGGGGCATCCTGCACTACGCGCCCCCCTCAGGCCGGGGCACCGCACGCCATGTGTGCAAGATGTACCGGGGCACCGCACGACATGAAAAATTCAGCTTGTCTCAATCGCTGACGCGAATAGCGATCCCTGACGCGGGGACACGCGCCCCGGACAGGGGCAGGCAGGGGCAAGGTGTTGTTTATCAAGACGGCGGCAGGGAGGGGCAGGCAGGGGGGCGACCCGTCCCGCGTCCGTGGCCGACTCTACGAGATCGGCTTTTGATGGGGTGAAACCTGAAGGCGGGTTCAGTCACCATGGGGCAAGCCCCATACCCCAAGGCTATCGACGGATGAATGGTGATAAACCGAGGGTCATTTCAACCTGGCAGAACATAGTCCCAACCTATCGAACAAGCTGGCACGATTCTTGTCGAGCATGCCAACTTTCATGCATAGGGAAAACTCATCGGCAGCGAAAACCGATAGTCAATCAGCGGAACATCCGGGCCACATCGACCAGTGACACAGGCCGGGTTTCGGGTTCCCGGTGTTGGCTCATGTCGGGAAACGTCCATGGGCGGTTGCTTTGAACCCATGTCGGGGCGGGTTCCTGTTGCTGGACTGGTGCCGCCGCCTTTATGGTTGGATGGCCGAGGGCTGGGGGGGCTTTTTGGGCCGGGGCAGCAGGCGCAAACCCCTCGCACATCAAAACCCGGCTTTGCTCGTACCAATCGACCCGGACGGCGCACTCGTTGATGGGGTGGAAACCGTATCCCGCTTTTTGCATGATGTGATGCGCCACGTTGGAGCCGCCGCGATCGACGATATAAACAATCTCCCCCTTGGACTGCAACGACCCGGCCAGCTTCAAAGTGTCGAGGGGAAAAGGGGGTTCGGGGGCAATGAAGGGCGCAGGCTCCGGGGCATGGTTGACAGATTGGCCGAATGTCCGATTTTCAACCTGGGCGACTGTCGGGGCGGGTTCTTTGGGCTTTTCGCTTGCCGCCTTCGCCTGCTCGGACTTGTCCCCGATCCGCTTTACCGTGTACGGAATGGCAACCGCCGCGCCAGCGACCGCCAGAAGGACGACGAAGGCCAAAGGGGGAATCGTGGTTTTCGGTTTCGTGTGCAGTTCAGCCGACTTGTAGAGGGCGAAAACCTCCTTTGAGTAGCGAAAGGTTTTCTTTGCGAGCGCCTTTGCGTAAAGCAGCGAACGCGAGCAATGATCCCACTCGTAAACGATGGCAGCACCGATGCCGCCGAAGCGCCGCACATGCAAATGACGGCCCACCAGCGCCCGGACGTTTGCATCAATCAGGCCGGGGTGTTGCGTGAGGATGATGAAATCAACCCCCATGTGACGATGGGTTTCAAGCATTTCAATGCACTTTGGCACCTTGGAGCCATTGGCGCGAGGCTTCCATTCACGCTGAACCTCATCGAACACCACCACCGCACCAGGTTTGGCCCATTCATGCCAGTTGGCGAGGCCGCCAGTGTCTGAGCCGTCGATTAGCTCATGCTCCAGCAGAAGGCCGGGAATGTTGGCGTAGATGGTGCGCGGCACTTCGACAGGACGGCCCTGACTGTCGGTTGACTTGACGACAGAGCCGACCAGATCACGCAAGAGGTTGGAAATGCAGTAGAGGGTTTTCCCCGCGCCGGGGTTGCCAGTGATGAGGGTAATCATCCGGGGTTACTCGCAATCATCCGGGTGGATTTGGTCAACTGCCAGATCATGACCTTTGTCATGATGGCCCCGGTAATGATGCCCAGCGCCTCCCCGATGCCAGCCAGACCAGCGAGGGCAAGCATCTGCGAGGGAAGGCCACCCCAAGCGCTCTGAAATGCAGCCATGACCTGACCCATGAGGGCATCCATCCCGACGATGGAGAGCATGGAGAAACCGAGGGCAACCATGATGCGCGCCAATATCGGCTGAACCATGGACAGAAGGAAAGCAGCAACAGGCATGGTCAATCACTCTTTGGATAGATGATGAAAACGGCAGACATGGCCGCAAGAAGAAGAATCAACGGCCGCATGTAATCCGTGATCCAACCGCAAGGGGTTGCCATGGACAACACAGTGACTTGCTGGCCAAACACATTCACGACCAGATCAGGGACGCATCCACCGCCGCTGAAGGTGCCGCCCTGCTGGAGACTGATTTCCTCCGAGCGTTTCGGAATTTCCGTCTGTTCGGGTTCCTCAAGCTTTTTGCAGGCGAGGATGTCGGGGTTCAGCTTGCAAATGTCGATTTCATCGGGCTTTTGTTCTTTGGGTTCGTCAGGGGTTTCGTTGGAGGTGCTGTCCTCCTTTGTGTCAGTCACTTCGTTCGTGGCATCGTCCCGCGTGGTGGTTTGGTTAGTGGTGGTGATGTTTACGGTTGAGTTGTTGTAAGTGATGTTTGTGGTGCTGGTGGTGGTGCTGGTTTTGCCGTTGGCTTTGCTGGTGGTGGTTTTGCCGGGTACGGATGACGGCCCGGTAACTGTTGTCGGTGCGTCTGCTGGCAGTTCGGGATTGAACTGATCTGCCTTGGAGCCACTTTGAATGGCTTCGATCAACTCATCAATGGTTTCTTTGTCCATGGCATCAGCCACTTCATCAAGGACAGGATCAGGGGGATTTTGGATTTGAGGTTTACCAAGAACCTTGGCAGGCTGGCCAAGTAAGCCCTCCTGGTTGCTGCACTTGCAGGCGTAAGTGTCATTGCCAAGATTAATTGACGATGCAGGGAAAGGGGGGTTCGGCGGCTGACCTTCAGGCGTGGGATTGATACAAGAAGTTGCGTAATATCTCTGGCAGGCTTCACCAGCAGACGAGTATTTATTGCCACCTAACTCCCACCAAGACGTGGCCTCAGTACGGGTGACAGTTCCGTTCTGTTCATTGACAACCGTAGGACTGCCAGAGGGGGGCATTTGTTGATCCCACTCATCCTTGATGGCATTCAGAACTTCACCAAGGGCAACCGCATTACCGACGAGGGGCAGGGCTTTTAAGACCGACTTAGCCAAGGGCTTTTGAGCGATCTTGGAAATGGCGGTTACTTCGGCTTTTTGCCCGGTTTTGGGAATGGGCATATCGTATTTGCCGCCCATTTCAAACTCGTTGCCATTGAGTCGGAACTTTTTACCGCCAGAGAATGCACCGACGCCCTTAATGCCGCCAGAGGGCGGGGTTACAGGTTGAGGGGTGACGCTGATGTTATGGGCAGGGCCGGGTTGACGCAGGATGTAACCCCCCGCCGTGGGTTCAAAAACCGCAGAGGGTTTAGAGCCGACCTGGACGTTTTGAGCGTGAGCCGATGCAGCCAGCAGCATCAGGACGATTGCGCGATAGATCATTTGAACGCAACCCACAAAATCAGCATCAAGCCGAGGGCGAACATATATTCAAGAGGCAGAATCATTTTTTAATCCCGGTCATCAGTGAAAAGCCGTAACAGTTGCTTTGCGCCCCACACCGCCACCAGTACGGCAACGAATGCGATGAACAAGGCTTGCATATCGGCTACGCGGGTTGAATCAATGGGTTCAGGCTTGACGCTGACCTCAAGCGCAGCCGCTGCAAGTTCCACATCGTCAACCACGATGACGCGACGATTAGCAGAGGGGCACCAGCTGGAGTAAGTCGTCGTCGTGAGGTTGGGGGTTGTGACGCAGACAACTAAATTGACATTGGCCATGGTTCGCTAAAGGGCAATAAAAAGGGGGCACGAAGGCCCCCGAATCCGCTTTAAACGGGGCTTTGTGGATTAGATCCAGCCCAGCTTTGCGCCCAGCTTTTTCAGACCCCAGAAGGCCACGAAAGCGACGATGATGGCGGTGACAGCAGTCACCATATCGGCACCAGCCGTGGTAATGGCGGTTGTCACTTCAGTCGGCAGGGCTGCGTGAGCTTGAGAGGCCAAAACGGCGGGGAGGGCGATAACGCCAGCGCGGGTGAAATTGCGGTTCATAAGAACTCCTGAAAGGTTGATGAAATGGCACGAAGAAAACGCACCCATTAGCCCGAGGGGGCTAATAGTTGGGTTTTCAGTTACAGATAATCGACAAATTCAATAGCATGATTTGATGCG